TTGTATTGATGGCGCAGGCCCGGTCCCCCAGTACAGCAGAACACGTTTTAAGGTATGATCGCCCCTGCGGCTGGTTCAACGCCTCGGCCAACCCGCGCAGATCAACCTGAAACGAAGCACCATTGCGAGTGATCTCGCCCATAGTGCCGCGAAAGCGCACCTGACGGGCTGTTACGTCATCCCAGCAGACCTGCCACACTGTCACCTCAGCCTGATCATAGCGCCCAGCGCCAATGTCGGCCTCTGTCACCGCGTCAGCTGTCAATACCCCTACAGCCTCAGTGTTATCCACCGAAAGCCCCGTTGTGCTACTCAGCGCGCGTGCGGTCATGCCACTATCCGCAACAAAATCTACACCGCCAAACGCCAACGGCCTGTCATGATCAGTAAATCCAAACACTACGCCATCGCCCCGTTTGATTGCCCAGCATTGGCACACATGGGTCAGACCAGAAGCAAGATGGTCGTGGAGGGCCTGAACGCTCATACCCGCACCTCAATCACCGGAACGTTTGGCACATCACCGGCCCGAAAGCTCGCGACTGAAGTTTGGATGCGGTCTGCATCAAACCGTGCTGGCACATCAAATTCATACCCAGCCCAAATATGGGCGCCCATCGCAGGGGCCTCATCAAAGATGACCACGCCAACCGTGGTATCTACGGTGTAATCCACACCGTCTTGCAGCTCATCCCCGCTAATAGAAACACGAACCGTGCCTTGGACCGGCTTTGAAACAGGGCGTTGATAACAAACGCCGCCCGATGGGTAGTCTTTCAACAATTGCCAATTGGTCGTTTCCTCATCTCCTTGGCCGATCAACTGATCAAACGCTGTGGGGTCAGCAGAAGACCTGCAAGATTTGTAATCAGCCCAATCTTTCCACCGAAACCCATAAAGCTGGCCTTGGCGTGCCTCAAAAAATTCAATCAACAAGGCCACATCATCCAATGATCGCAGACCCAGCCCCGCGTCATAGCGGCGTCTGGAATGGGCCCAAGGCGTGTTACGCTGCTCGAACCCATTGGCGAGGGTGACAATCTCTGTGCGCCGCTCTGGGCCACCAATGGCACCAAAGCTGAGAGAGGCTGGAAAGCGGACTTCATGAAATGACATAGGGGCTGTTCCTTACCGATTACGATTGCCTTGGCCGATGGCACGCGCCACCCGAGCCGCAATTTGCCCTTGCGAGCGTTCAAACCCGCGCACATCTGGCGTTGAAATATTCATGGTGACGTTCACGCCCCCCCCGCCTTGGGTGCGCACGCCCAGACGCCCATCAGCACCGCGTGACAGCGGCATGATCGCCTCAGGACCTGCTTCACCCATCAACCCGGTGCCGCCGCGCATCGGGAACGTCGTGGCACCGCTGACAACACCGCCAAGCGCAAAGGGCATCACACGGCCCTGCGAAAACGTCGTACCATCCTTGAACGGCATCACACCTGCAACAAGCCCGCTGATCCCATCCGCAATTGCAGACCCAAATCCATTCGCCACTGGCTTGATCGCAGCGGCATAGGCCGTGTCGATCATTTTGCGGGCAACCATGCTAAGGGCATCACTCAGTTTCAGCCCGTCAAAGGCCAAGCCATCGAACGCTTTGCGCAAGCCACTCGACAAGCCACGATCTAAATTCGTGGCTTCCTTAAACGTCTCAGCAAAAGCGAGCCGCATTTGCCGAATTTCACCGGTCAGACGGGCAGCATCATCTGCAGCCCCACCAAACTGGTCGTCATCAAAATCATCCATCCTCAAACGTCCTCTTTTCATCTGGGTAGGCTTGGGACAGCGCATCTAACGCGCTACGGCTCATTGGGGCGGACCCTGCATCAATCCCAAGCATCAAACGGAACTCAGCAGGTGTGAGCCGCCAGAACTGATCAGGTTGCAGCCCAAGACCGCGCACGCCCGCTTTTAACAAAGCGGCCCAGTCAAACTTCACGCTGCACCGCCAAAGGCGCGTGCCAGCAATTGGGCAGCGACACGCGCAGCGCCCACTGGCCCCTCATCAATCTCAGCTGTCAGCAGATCAGCCGCCGTTCCCGTCCAACCGCCCCCCCGCAGACCCGCCACAATCAAGGCCATGACATCCCGAATCGCAAAGGCCCCACTTTCAAACCGCTGAACAAGGGCCACCAACGTGTCCTCCCCCAAGTAGTCTTCAAGCTCTGCCAAAGCCCCAAGGGTCAGTTTGGACACACGCGGGATGCCGTTGACCGTGATCGTGACTTCACCAGCCCACGGATTTGCCATCAGCCCAACGCCGTAAAGGTAATCGCACCAGCCGACGCGAGCGCCAATTCATACGTCGCCTCACCATTGTACGCGCCGGAATATTCCACAGACGTGATTTGAAACGGCCCTTCAACCGTGCCAAAGTCAGGAATGATTACCTGAAAATCCGGGGTCTCACCGTCAAAGAAAATCTGGCGAGCACGTTCATCGCTATCAGCATCCTTAAACACACCAGATCCTGAGATCGCGCAGGTTTTCACCCCTGCCCCCGACAGCAGCTCTCGCCAGCCCCCGGTGCTTTCCAAACTCGTGACGTCAACGCTTTCGGCGTTAAAGCTGATGCGCGTCGCACGCAGTCCTGCGACCGTCTGAAACGAACCGTCACCAGTCATGTCTATCTTGACCAACAGGTCCTTACCATTTTGGGCCACCATCGGGTGTCCTCCTTCTATATATCAGGGGGTTACAGAAGCGCTGTCACAGACACGTGCGCGGAATGTCAGATCAATTTGGCGGGCGTCACCCGTCCGGGCGCGCGTTGCGCGGCCCCGGTGAAAGTTGAGAAAAACCAATGTGCCACGGCTTAGGCTTAGGTCTGCATTGTGCAAGGCATCCGACACCGCTGCGGCAACGCCCTTTGCGCGGGCAAACCCACTTTCGTCAGCAACCACGCGCACCACAAATTCATGCAATGCACCAGCGCCTGTCATGTCCGATTGGTCGCGGACTTTCTCCGTGCCAAGCGACACATAAACATCAGGACGCGGCCCAGCAGGAACGGTGTCGTAAACAGCATCACCAACAAGGGCGACTATGGCGGGGTCCGTGACCAAAGCCTCATAGATCGCAGTCTGAAGGGCAGCACTTATCGCGTAGGTCATGTGACGACCTCCTCAACTGCAAAGCAGGTCAAGTAGTGTGCACCACGATCAAAGGCAGCCACCGCATCAATGCGAAAGACACGATTGCCTTCACGCAGACGTTGCCCGGCTTTGGGACGCGAAGGCGCGCCATCAGGGGCCGCACGCACAACAATTCGGCAAGTCAGCTTTGATAGGGTGGCCACGATGCCACCACTTTGGCGACCTGTTCCCGTTTTCACATCGGTATGTAATGTGCCTAAAGCGGTCCAACTGGTGACATAACCACCTGCCCCATCCTCAGCCCGAACCGGGGTTTCTAGGACCATTGTGCGCGTTAACTGTGGCAGGCTCATGACCGAGCTCCACCAAACAAACGCACGTTGCGGTACGGCGCGATCAAAGTGGACACACCAAACGGTATCTCGCCACCTGACCCGCCAGTCGCATGGCGAAATTCATAAAAATGTGCAGCCAGCAAGAGCGCAGCTTGCGCCAAGTCTTTTGGCAGGTCGGACCATTCTGACCCAAATCCAGCCAACATCCCGATCCGTACAGACCCATCGTGCGGGATCGTTGGCAGCGCACCACCCAAACCCACCAAACGCGGGCGATGTGAATCAACCTCCAACGTCCAGGTCAGACCAGCAACAGCCGTTTCAACGCCCAACCGATCAATTAACGTGACACCAGAAATGGCAACCACAGGGGCCACAGGAAGCGGCTGACGATACGCATCTCGCCAAGCCGACAGCGTCCACATAAAATCGCGGGCAATCAATATTTTACCCGTGCGGGCCTCAATTGCAGCAATCGCTGCGCGCAAATGGGACTCAAGCAGGCCATCCTGCAAATCATCATCGGCAAAGCCTGACCCCAGCCGCATATGGTCTTTGAATTGGGCGACCGGAAGGGCCGCTGTGTGCACTGTGGTCTCTTCGACTAACATCATGGGAAACTCCGACATATCCTGCGGCTTTGGCCTTGGTTGACCCGGACGCACACCCACAACGCCGCTCGGACGGAAGGAAGCAGCTAGACAACGCTGCATGGGACAGATGTGCATCCGGGGGTAGGACGGACCGTAAAGACCCGCCCCTGCGTCACGACATCAGCGTTAGCTGGTCGCGAACTTCAAAAGCTTGATTGCGCCAAAGTCAGACACAGCCCCACCAACACGCTTTGTGGCGTAAAACAGAACGTGTGGCTTAGCTGAGAAGGGATCGCGCAGAACACGCAGATCAGGGCGTTCGGCCACAGTGTAGCCCGTGCTGAAATCACCAAAGGCAATCGCAAACGCATCGTCGGCAACGTCCGGCATGTCCTCAGCAATCAGAACCGGATAGCCCATGAGACGTGCAGGCTCACCCGCCGCCAGACCATCGGACCACAAGAACCGGCCATCATTGTCTTTCAGCTTACGGATCGTTCCGGCTGTCTTGGAGTTCAGCACAAACGTGCCATTCGCGCGGTACTGCGCACCAACGGCATAAACGAGGTCCACAATCGGGTCCCCATCATCAATGCCACCAGCAGCACCCGTTGGCACATAACCAATATTGCCCCATGCCCAGACATCATTATCTACGGTCGGGTACGTCAGCAGACCCTTTGGTTTATCCACTCCATCACCGCTGATAAACGCATTCGCCTCAGAACGCGCGAACTTATCAGCGATACGACCGGCAAGCCAACCTTCGATATCAAAGGCCGTATCGTCCAACAAACGCTGTGAAGCTTTCGGCAATGCAGATAACTCATGCAGCGGGATCGAAATCTGGTCAATCTGCGGGCTATCAGTTTCAGTCAGACCGCCGGTTTCAGTGGCCCAACCAGCACCCATATCGGTGTGATCGACCAGCACATCGTATGACGACGCATCCACGGTCACAACAGACGCAATCGCACGGATCGAAGCAGTTGCACTCAGCGTACCTTTAATCGTGTCCGACGTCTGCGGATCAACCAGATAACCACCATCAGCAGCAACGGATGTGTTCATGGCTTTGCCTTCCATGTCCAAACCACGCAGGCCATCATCATCGCCAGAGCGCAGATAAGCGGCAAAGGCTTTTTGATGCGGGGCATCCATTTCAGCGGCGACAGCCAAGGACGGGCGGGCAGCCATCAGGGTTTTTCGGTCAAGCTTGTTCATGCGGTCTTCCTGTTTTTTAAGTTTGGCGCTGACGCCGTTGGAGAAATCTTTGAATTCAGTCAAAAAGCCGCCCAAAGCAGCCCGTAACTCTTGGGCCGGTGACATGTCGTCAGACACATCTTTCCCTGCCCGGGAAACTTTCCCAGTTGTGGTCATCTTCCACTCCTTAAGTGATCAATTGTGGTGGAGCCCTAAACGCGGGCGATCGTGAGGCGGGCGTCATCCAATACGGCTGCCAGTTCACGCAGGTCAGGTGCATCAGGGTCGTCCCCTTTTGCGCCAACCCGAGCATCGGGAAGCATGGGGAACGTCACAAGCGACACCTCCCACAGCTCAAGCTCAGACAAATGGCGTTTGCCGGTGGCATCTTTGGTAGCTTTCACGGTGCGATACCCAATCGACAGGCCATCTATCGCGCCTGCCTCAAGCAATGCAGCAGCTTCGCGGGCCTTCGCAACATCAGGAAGCAAACGCCCCTTAACCCACAATCCCTTGGCGTCCTCTCGGACCTCGTCCCAAACGCCAATCGGTTGTGTTGGGTCGTGCTGCCACAACATTTTTACACTGCGGCCCTTTAATTTGGCAAAGCCAAGGGACTGGCTATACGCGCCAACATCCATAACGTCCCCGCCCTGATCAGTCAGACCAAAAAGCGATGCATAACCCGAAATAACAGTGCCATCAGTCACCTTCACATCTAACCCGAGCTGGCAGTATTTGTGTTCTAAGTGCATAGTTTATCCTTTCAGAAGCCACGAACAGCTTGAACGATTTCAAGAACAAGCAGGCCAAAGGCGCCGCAAGCAATCAGGAGAATTTGCCATTCCAACCGGGCCACCATGAACTCAATCCGGCCAAGGCGGACATCCAACTGGGCAAACCAAAAATCGGAAGCGGGTGACGGGTGCGGCAGGTTCTTAGTCCGACCCTCGAGATCAACAACATTACGCGTCATCGCTGACCTCGAGTGCAGGAAGCCCCAGCAAACTACGCTTTTCAGCAGGGCTTAAGAATGAAGCATCAGCCACGCGTCGCCATTGGGAATCTCTTTCCATTGAAAGCGCAGGGATCTGGTCCAAATCAGGACGGACATCTATGCGTTCACCCGAAAAGTCAGACAGCCAATCAGCAATCGCACTTGTCACACGGGTGGCCAGCGGCAGAACCGTCAAACGATAAAACGCCCGGTTCGCCTCCTGATAATTCGCATAGGTCGCGTCCCCAGGTATGCCCAACAACATCGGCGGCACTCCGTAAGCGATTGAAATCTCACGCGCAGCAGCCTCCTTGGTCTTCTGGAATTCCATGTCAGAGGGCGAGAACCCCATCGGCTTCCAGTCAAGCCCGCCTTCCAGCAACATCGGTCTACCCGCGTTCTTGGCACCTTGATGCTGGCTTTCCATCTCATCAACTAGACGCTGGTATTGATCATTCGTCAGTTGGGCCTGTCCTTCAGCACCCTTGTAAATGATTGCACCAGAGGGCCTTGCCGCATTATCCAACAATGCCTTTGACCAGCGCGACGCGGCGTTGTGAACATCCACTGCATTGGCCGCCGCTTGCATCGGAGAGAAACCATAATGGTCGTCTTGAGGATGAAAGCTCTTGATATGGCAAATCGTACTCATGCCTTCGGTGACCGGGAACCGGACCTTGCGACCGCCCAAATTATATTCATATGCTAGAGGCCAGCCAGTTTTACCAGGTATCAAGCTCATCCGATCTGATCGCAGCAGATGCATTTCAGCGGGCAACCCATCGTCAGCCACAGCTTCAAGATAACCGTTCCCCGTCAACAGTATCTGCGCGAACAACGCCTCAAACAATTCTGCACGGCCTTGGGACATATTCGGGCGGCCCAACAATTCCTGAACCGGATGCACATCATAACGACGCAACCGGTCTTGGACGACTAAAGGCAGCGCAGCGGCGGCCTCTGAGATAATCTTAACAGCCCGGAACCCAATCGGGTTTGCGTTAAACCCATTGCGTGTCAACGATACGATATCGCGCGGAGACCACGCAACGCGGCCCGATGATTGCATCGCAACCACTGGCCCGGTGGCTGACGCCTTTGCAGAAGGGGCCGGCTGTGCGGTCTCTTTGCTACCCGTAGCCCGGTTGAGAAATTCAAACATGCGCGTCTCCTTCAAAGTGCGGCGGCAGACTGGGGTGTCTCTCGCTGCGATAAAACCAATATCGGGGATAGGTCTTGCGAAGTTTCAAACGGCGCGTGCGTAGGACCGCGCAACGGCTTAGGACAGCGTTCGAATCCGTGGGGCACGCCAAACAACAGCGGGATCAAGGATCAGGTCCTGAATGGCCCAGACCAACGCATCCACCCAGTCAGGAGATCCTGACCCCGAAAACCCTTGGTGCGTCATCAGACACATCTGGTCCTCCAACTCGCGCAGACCACGAACGTGGCTCACCCTGCCCTGCTCATACAATGCGGCCACCGGTTCAGCACGCGCGACCTTGCCACGATGGGCACGAACGGCGCGATACGGCACCAACGGATCAATCTGGCGAATGATGCTCTCAACCATATCCCCGCCTTGGTTCACTTCAGCGACAAGTCTTTGTGCACCAAAGCGGTCCACGGCAGCGATTGCGATTTTGGCCCATTCTGTTGGCGACATCGTATGCGCCGTTAAATCAGCCAAAACATAGGCGCGCCATGTATGGACGGGCCCCGCGGTCACAGCACCGGCCACAACAATCCCACATGCATCCGAATTACCGTGGTGCGAAACTGGCGGATCAACAGCAACGACGATACGATCTAACTCAAGCACATCAGCAATTGAAGCGTTGGCAAGCGCGGCAGTCGACCACAAGGCTCCTTCCGCATCCGCTAACAAAACACCGTCCAACTCCTGACGGCCCAAGCGCGTACCACCACATCGGGCGGTGACTTCCTCCATAAAGCCATCAGCAAGGTTCATCGCATTGGCTTGGGTTGGGGCATGGGTCACAACAGTACTGTTACGTTCCAACAAATTCTTCAGAACCGGCGTATTGCGCGGCGTCGTCGTAACGCAAGCCTGTGGATTATCCCCCAATCGCAACGCAAACTGGAGCATATCCCAAGCGTCTTCGCCACGCTTCCACTTTGCTAACTCGTCCGCCCAAAGTGCATCAAACTGCGGGCCACGCAACGCATCAGGATCATGGGCAGAAAATACATGGGCCGTGGCACCATTGGGCCATAACAACATCTTGCGGCCTGCAATCCACTCTGGACGGCGATCAGGCGGCGATATTGCTAAGATACCGCTTTCACCGAACACCATCACTTCTCTGGTTTGATCGACCGTCTCGCCAACAATTGCAATCCGCCGGGCGCGCCCCTTTGCGCGAGGCGTCGCCCCCTCAGCAATTGAGCGGACCCATTCAGCACCGGCACGTGTCTTGCCAGCGCCACGCCCCCCCATAATCACCCAAGTCCGCCAATCCCCCTCGGGTGGACGCTGGTGGGGCAATGCCCAGAAATCAAACAGATAGGGCAATGCTTCAATCTGCGCCGTCGTCAGTCCCTTCAGAAAGATATCCTGCCTCAAGTGCGACCCTGAGGCGATCCAGTTCGCGTCCAATATCAGTGCGCGCTGCGTCATAGTCGATACCAGCGTTGATCTCGCCGTTTCCGAATTTGTCATAAAAAGCCTCTTCTGCGCGCATCACTAAAAGATGGGCGCTCTGGAGTTCACTGATTTTGGTCAACATTTGCTTTGAGCTTGCATTGCTTGCAGGCCCTGCATCGTCCGACCACTTGGTCATTAACGCTCTCATATTGGCGAATAATGCTGTGATTTCTGCGATGCGCTGCCTTGCGGAAGATTCGCCTGTTGGCGGGTCGTCAACTTCGTGTGTCATGCTGCTGATGGCCTGTATGGAACTTCCGTACAGTCGAGAAACCAGCCCATACACAGTGTCCAACTGTGAGAGTTTCCTCTGGGGCAGGCCTTCTAGCGTAATTTG